AGCATGTCTGCTAAACTCCTTCGCCACCACTTCCATCATGTACTGTTGCACATGGGCTAGCTTCATACTCTTCTGTGCAGTAACTCTTCCGCTGTCGCCTTCAGCGTATCCAGCTTCTTGACTGGCCTGAGTAAGATTACCACCATTTGCTACATACGCTTCAACCAATGCAGTCTGTTTATCTGTTAGTTTTCTTTGTGTGATGTTGCTCATATTATCTCCAATTGTAGCCCCCCTCTCCCTCTCTCCCCCCATGTTTAGCACATCAATTATACTCTTTGTCAACGCACAAAACAGATGTTGGGCGATTAACAGGCTATCGTGAACGGAGCCTAAAGTCTCCGCCCTTCGGGCTTCTATCCTGATCGCGGTGCTTATCTCTTCTTCTGCGCTGAACACTAGCCGTTTGATCGGCTCTACAAGGATGCTTGAACTATGTTCTTCGGTGAACAACATTACATGGCAACTTGCCTTCAGCAAGTTGGCTACACTTCATGTTGTCCAACGAGAACAGAGTCCTAGTAGCATCCTTATTCGCAGATCAAATGTATTAACATACACACACATGAACCTCCGTGCGGATTCTGCCTCGCTTCGCAACATAAAATACAGTCCGTCAACCCCTCATGCTCATTCACAAGAGTTCATTTGCGCGTGAGAGGTAATGAGATTATCAATTTTTCTTTTAGAAAAATGGTCGCTTTGCTTAATCTCAATGACTGACAGTATTTTCCGTGCATATGTATTGGCATATCCACAAGGTGGTCTTGTGTGAGTATTAATATAAGAGGAAAGACAATGTATACATTAAATAGATTACCATACAAAGAAGGTAGATCAACTATCGAGCTAGAAGAAATAGCTACATACGAATCATTTGATAAGGCTCAAGGTATAGCCGATGCGCTTGATCAGATGCACGAGCTAGATCATTTCTTCGTAATAGAAGAACAAGAGATAGTAATAGTATAAAGATATAAGAAATTCGCCTGCCCCGATGACTGACAATAGTCAAGGGTTCCCTTTGGCTTGCGCCCTTGACTATCATCAGTCTTCGGTGCTGGCCAGAGATATAAGAAACAGTAATATATAGAGGATATATACAATGACTAATTTAATCACAACAATGACTGAAACATATGTAAACAATACAGAACTATTCAACAACAGACCTACAATATCCGACAAGGATGGTTGGTATCAAGCGGATAGCATGACCTTTTTGCGTAAGATGAAGCTACAACAAGAGATACGTTTCTTGGAGTATTGGATACCAAGACAAGAACGTAGGCTCGACCAGCAAAAAGGTTGGGTATCACATTGGGCAAGACGTAGATCTGGTACGCCAGAGCTAGGCACACATGATGAGATCACAGAGAATAACTACCAAGCATCATTGGCTCAAGCCAAGGCTGACCAATACAACGTAGAGTTTCTTCAAGCTCAGCTAGATGATGCGCAACTTGCATATCAAGCAGAGAACGAGGAGGTATATACAACTGTTACTAACTCTAACGTAGCACCAGATGGCGCACCGACAGAGATAGATGCAGAGACAGCGCAAGATCTAGCATCGCTAGGTATTACGCTTTGATAAAAGATATAATCTTAGGCTTGGTCATGGGTATTACCCTTGGCCTTGCCCTTTTTATTGGTGTGTACTTTTAGAAGACACGCCAAGGAATTGTTTGCACTGCGCGTGTGCTAGTGCTAACATACTGAATAGAAATGGAAAACAAAATGAGGAATCAAATGGAAAATGAACCAATGTTTAACACGCCAGATTACGAGGCGTTAGATTATTTATTTAACACTGTATACAAACAGATCGTTGCATCAGGTATGCTAGCTGACAAGTACATAGAAGATAATGATTGTGAGCTTGCTAAAGAAACTAAAGAAAGCAATCCGTTTTCAATCATATCACTAATGCAAATCAAAAACTTTATTGTAACAAATCACAAACAGGAGGACGAGCAATGATAGAAGTATACGATTGCTTTCAACGCACATGGTGGAAAGACAACAGCGACTGGCCTAATGGTTTAGAACCACATGCTGGTCGTAAGAATTACTATTTCAAAAACGAAATAGGAAGTGAGACACACGCCTTCTTTACTGAAGAGGAGGCTGTGGATTTTTGCAGTCAATGGAACGACACGCATGATGCAGGTCGATACAGTCTTAAAGCAGAGTACCAAGTAAGAGGAACAGGAAGATAACAATGTCAGGAAATGGATTAAATAACTACATAGTATCTATGCATTACGAAGAAGGATTTACAGTCAAAGTAATTGCAAACAATGAAAAGCATGCAAAGAGAATTGCATTCTGTCGTGTAGCAGATGATGGGTTAGACTGTACTGGTTACATTAAATCAGTACACAGAAACTATTCCGTAACAGATATAGAGGAGATTATAAAATGAATATAACTATTATGAATGCAAGTAAGGTTAGACAAGTGCGTAAGATCTTCAAAGATTTTACTGCTCTTGAACTCAAGGTAACTGACACCAAAGGCAATGATGATTATATCACATTGCACTTTGACAACAACAAGCAGCTTAAATGGGAGGCAAAGCCAGATGAAGAATACAATTAAAACACCGCCGATGACACGGCAGCACTATGAATTTATAGCAGATCTAATAGGCCCAATGGTTGCTTGGCCTTCACATCTGATTGACATTGCTAATGCATTAGAGAAATCAAACCCTAAGTTTGTTCGTAAGAAATTTCTTGAACGTGCAACTAAAGCATGGGAGGATAATCAAAACACAGGAGATTTAGATGACACAATTCCATACTGAAGTTGCAGCTAAATTCAATGATTGTCCTGAGTGTGATGGTACTGGCGTAGTTGTATACGCCAGCCTAAACGATGACATACCATTGAGGTCATGCAAAAATTGTAATGGCGATGGGTATGTAGAGATGGATAAACTTGACTGGCTTGATTGACTGCTGCATAAGAGCAGTATGATACAAAGTTATTGGCATACCATACAGGAAAAGCATAAGGAATTTAATATTCCTTTGCATAAAGTATTCATCAAGGCAGGGCTACCAACCTCAACGTATTATCGTACGTTAAATGGCAGCACTGAATTGAGATATGAAACCGCAAAGAAAATTATGAGAGTGATGGAACTAATGGAAGGTGCATATCCTACGAGCAGGGATAAGCGTAAGCTGCATGCAAAAGTTTCCAAACTATAAACGTGATACATATGTAACAACATCTTATGATGAAATGATTACAAGCCTGATTGATAGACGCAATCAATTAGGTATGTCACAAGAAGGGCTTGCATTTAGTATAGGTTGTACGCCATCATTGATTCATAAGTGGGAGCAGTACAAGCGAGTTCCCTCAGGTTTCATGTTCGCTTGTTGGGTAGAAGCACTTGGCTGTCAGATCGAAATCAGCACGAAAGATATTAAGTAATCCCACGTATCCGTGTGATGCATGTAATAATCGTACTGAATTTTTTGTTCAGATCATGGCAACAACAAGTCCAGCTACATATCATACCATATGTATGACATGTTATGAGGAGCAGACATGGCAAACAAAAATAAGTCTAAAGGAATCTACCACGAAAAAAGATTCTGCGAATGGCTCGACAAAATCGGCATTGAAAACTACCGAGTCCCCCTCTCAGGTGCGCTCGGAGGAGAGTGGAGTGGTGACATCCACGTCACACTGGGCGGACGAAAGCTGGTAGCCGAGGTAAAGTACAGAGATAAATCTAATTTCCCTAGTCCATTTACTGTACTGGATGGCAGGGACATAGCCTTCTATAAAAGAAAGACAGGCAAACCACAGTCCCTGGTCATTATGCCAGCGGAATTATTTGAACACTTACTAGGAGAGACAAATGGAAAACCAAACGAAAATGATTAAAGCACACCTTGATAAAGGTGAATCAATCACAGCCATTGAAGCATTGAATATGTTTCAGTGCTTTAGATTAGCAGCACGTATGCATGACCTTAAAGAAAGTGGCTATCCTTTTATGAAAGAAATGGTTAAGCTAGATAACGGCAGAGCTATCGCTCAGTACACAAAGGTAAACCTCTAGTACGGCTCATGATACTAGAGGTTTAACAGTAAGAGGACATTAAGAAATGGAAAGACCTAATGTATGCAGACATATTACTACGAGATGTAATTGATTGGCAAGTAAACAATCCTAATGCTAAATATATTTTGATTGTGCTTGCACGTTACACAGATTTAAATGGTGAGTGCTTCCCAAGCATACCAACTTTAGTCAAGACTACTGGCCTCAGTAGAAGTACAGTCATACGTGCTATCAACTGGTGCATAGATAATAATTATATAACAAGAAAGTCTGGACGCACTGGCATAGCTAGTGTGTATAGATTCAAACATTTAATGGAGGATGATATGAAGAAGACCAGTGTCACACAGACACCCCAAGTTATATCTAATGTAATAGATATTAATAGTAATAGTAATACTACTTGGAGTGTCACACAGACACCCCCCTTCGATGCGTTTTGGTCAGTATACCCACGCAAGATAGCAAAGGGACACGCTCGCAAGGCATTCGATAAAGCATGTAAGATTGCAGATCCCATTGCAATTCTTACTGCTGTTAAAAAATTTGCTGATGCTACTCAAGGCACAGACAAACAGTTCATCCCTCACCCTACCACATGGCTCAATGGTGAGAGATGGGAAGACGACATCGAGGACGTTGCACCTAGCAACAGAACCAACACAGATTTCTTAGATGAAATCATCAATGATATGTCGCATAAAAAATTAGCCATAGATAAGGAGTAACACATGGACTACAACCAACGCACATCAATGATAGGTGTCTGGCTACAAGGTATCTTAAAACGCTACACGCCACCATCTAGCATGGATCGTGACACACTCGGTCAAGAGCTTCAGCTTATTGTCGAGGACATCAACAACAATATACCTTCTTCATTTGAGAAG